TACTGGTCGATTAATAATATCTCAACTGCGGCAGCTGATTTTTCAGCCAGTACTGGTTCATTTACAATTACATCAAATGCTGGTTCATTTACTATAACAGCAACGGCTGATGCAACAACTGAAGGAGCTCAAACATTTACGGTGTCATTGAGAACCGGTAGTACCAGTGGTACCATAGTTGCCACAAGTAGTACTGTGACGATTAATGATACAAGTACGACTCCTATCAGCACACAGAAAGCAATATTTGGATATGGAAGTAACGGTTCCGGGGCACAATCAATGACCAACCTAGTGTCAAACACTGGTGTAGTTGCTAATGATGTTACAGGTGTTGGTACTGCTAGATATGCATTAGCCGCTGCAGGTTATGGCACAGATAAGGCTATATTTGGATATGGTCAGCCTCATCCAATGTCAATGACCAACAAAGTATCAAATACAGGTGTAGTAGCTAGTGATACTACAGGTGTTGGTACTGCTAGATATTTCTTAGCAGCCGCAGGTTATGGTACTGATAAAGCTATATTTGGATTTGGCATACCAGCAGCAGCTTATGTATCAATAACCAACCTAGTATCAAATACAGGTGTCGTTGCTAATGATACAGCCGGTGCCGCAGGTGTTGATGCTAAAGCCTATTTAGCTGCCGCAACTTATGGTACTGATAAAGCAATATTTGGATATGGGGCCAATTCGACTGGGAATCTGTCGAATATAACCAACAAAGTATCAAACACAGGTGTAGTAGCTAGTGATACTGCAGGTGTTGGTACTAGTAGACAACGACTTGCAGCCGCAGGTTATGGTGGTGATAAAGCTATATTTGGATATGGATTTAACGGCTCAACTATGTCATCAGCATCCAACCTAGTATCAAATACAGGTGTGGTTGCTAGTGATACTACAGTTGTTGGTACTGCTAGATATGCACTTGCGGCCGCAGGTTATGGTGGTGATAAAGCTATATTTGGTTATGGAGCCAGTACTGGTTTTGTTCAGGCAGCAATGACCAACCTAGTATCAAATACAGGTGTAGTTGCTAGTGATACCACTGGTGTAGGTACTGCTAGAGAGGCATTAGCAGCCGCAGGTTTTTGATTAACTTAAAATAATAAATACATAAACAATACAGAGGAAACAAAATGACAGACTTAGAAAACATGCCTGCTCCAACAGCAGAGCAAATTGCACAAGCAAGAGAAAATGCAATAAATGCAGAACGACCAGCATCATGGACATGGAATGAGGAGTCAGTATCATATGTTGCACCAGTCGCTATTCCAACCGATGGTTATCCATACTTGTGGGATGAAGCTACAACTAATTGGGTACCGTTTCCAGATTATCCTAGAGGTTAATTTTTAACACATAAATATACCTCATAAGTTAAGAATATAAAAAATGGCTGCACCTTCAACAAGAACAGAATTTAAAGACTATTGTCTGCGTAGACTAGGGTTTCCCGTTATTCAAATTAACGTGGATGATGACCAAGTTGACGACCGTATTGATGATGCTTTACAGTTTTTTCACGACTATCATTTTGATGGTGTTGAAAAGATTTACATGAAGCACAGAATTACACAAGATGATATTGACCGTAAATTCATTTACTGTCCTGATCCAGTTATTTTTGTAACTAAAATATTTCCGTTTGATGATTCCAATTCATCAATCAATATGTTTGACCTTCGTTATCAATTGCGTCTACATGATTTGTATGACTTCACATCGGTATCTTATGTGTCATATGAAATCACTATGCAACACATCACAACACTAAACATGTTGTTCTCTGGTTACCCACAACACCGATTCAATCGTCATCAAAACAAAATCTTTTTAGACATTGATTGGTCACGTGATGCGACTTTAGGTGAATATGTGGTTATTGAATGTTATCGTAAGTTAGCGCCAGATACAGTGATACTAACAGGCACAGTTACGGCAACAAACACATCAAACGTAATGACTGGAACAGGTACAACATTCGACCAACAAATTCTTGAAGGTGATATCATTACAGTTGGTGGCCAAGATGTACAAGTTAATCGCATCATTTCACCAACACAAGCATATCTAACCACAAACTTAACGACAAGTGTGACTGATGCGACAGCCACAAAGACTGGTGTGTCTGATGTTTGGGATGATAGATTTTTAAAACAGTATGCCACGGCGTTGATTAAATACCAGTGGGGTACTAACTTGTCAAAATTTGCTGGTGTACAGATGCCAGGTGGAGTCACGTTAGATGGTCCTCGAATTATGGCTGAAGCACAAGTAGAAATCGATAAGATTGAAACTGAGATGCAAGCTTATAACGTTCTACCTCCAGAAATTTTGACTGGTTAATGAATGCCTACAAATTTTTACTTTCAACCATTTCCAACAGGAATTACCCAAGAACAACTACTTGTTGAAGACTTGGTGATTGAGGCCATGCAACAGTATGGTATGGACGTGTTTTACCTACCACGTTCTAGTGCAGACCCTAATGGTCCTGACACATTGTATGGTGAAGATACACTCAAACAATATAGAGTTGCATTTCCAATTGAAGTATATTTGGAGAATGTTACTGGTATGGATGGTGAACAAGATTTCATCTCTAAATTTGGACTTGAGATTCGAGATGAATTAACATTACTAATTTCTCGCCGCAGATTTAAGTATGCCTCAGGTGCCACAAACTATAGTATACCTAGACTTGGTGACTTAGTTATTAACTCTGGACCAAAACGACCAATGGAAGGTGATTTAATTTACATTCCATTGATGCAAAACTTTTTTGAAGTAACTTTTGTTGAACACGAAAATGATCAAGCAATGTTTTATACATTAGGTCGTGGACGTGGTGGTAATGTTTATGTTTATGCACTGAAACTTAAACAATTTGTATTATCTGATGAGTTGATTCAAACTGGTCACACAGAGATAGATGAACAAGCATTTGATTCATACAAAAGAACACGTTTGGATGTACCTATCAATGGCACAGGCAAATTTACAGTTGGTGAATTTGTTTATCAAGGCAATTCTTTGGCAACTGCCAATGCGGTGGCCACGGTGCATACAACAGTTCCTGGTAGACACTTAGATGTGGTTAATGTCAAGGGTCAGTTTACAGTTGGTGTAACTATTGTTGGTGCAACAAGTGGTGCAACATGGGCATTAGAAACTGCAGCTGACGATATGCCAACTGACAGTGTATTTGAAGATGTTGCCGATAATAATATTATTCAAGATGAAGCTGGCGACATACTCGACTTCACTGAACACAACCCATTTGGTGAACCTTAATGTTAGGTAATGCACATTTCTATAACAGAACCATACGAAAAGTTGTCGTTGGTTTTGGCACACTATTTAACGACATTCAGTTGATTCGTTACACCAGAGATATGGCAACAGAGGTCGAAAGATTTAAAGTGCCTCTGTCTTATGGTGCCAAAGAAAAATACTTAACTCGTTTGGCTTCCGATCCAGACCTAACAAAATCTATTGCAATAACTGTACCTAGAATCTCATTTGATATGGTAGGTATGTCATATGATTCTAGTCGCAAAGGTGTTACAACCAACCGAAACTTCTCTCTTGGTACAAATAACACATCATTAAAATCTCAATACGGACCAATACCATATAACTTTGATTTTAACTTATCAGTATATGTTCGTAATACAGAAGATGGTGCTCAGATTATGGAACAAATACTTCCATTCTTTACACCAGATTTTACTGTAACGATGGATTTTATTCCTGGTATGGATCAAAAGTATGACATGCCAATCATATTAAATTCTGTTTCTACGACTACAGACTATGAAGGTGACATGATGAGTACCCGTTTGATTCTATGGGACTTGACATTCACTGCCAAAGCGTTCATCTGGCCACCAGTTAAAACAAGTGAGATGATTACTACATCTACTGCAAACACATATTTGAATTTTGCCAACTCTGCAAATGGTGACATTATCACATCAAATACATTCACACAAAATTCAATTATATCTTCTGTGCAAACTAGGCCAAATCCAAACACTGCTGGTCCAGATGATGAATATGGATTTGCAGAAACATTTACATCATTTGGTTCTATATATGAACCTCAAGTTATTTTTACTACTTCAGATACTACTTTGGTATTTACTGACTCAACATTAATTAAAACGGATAAACTATAATGACACAACAAACAATTGATATAGGAACAGGACCAAATACTGGCACAGGTGATCCTCTGCGAACGGCTTTCACCAAACTCAATGAAAATTTTACAGAAGTTTATAACACAACTAACTCTAATTATACGAGTGCTGTTACTGGATTATCTGTAACAGCTTCTGGATCAAGTGCTTATCTAATCGATCAATATTCAGGAAACAATCCTACAGTGTATGTTTCTGGTGGTGAAACCATAGCATTTGTTTTAAATAATTTGGATGGTCATCCGTTTATGATACGGACTGAATCAGGTGGTTCTAGTTTCAATATAGGACTAACACACATTAGCAATACTGGTACAGTCTCAACAAGTTCTAACGCACAAGCTCAGATAAACGGCACTCTTTATTGGAAAGTTCCTTTTAGTCTAGTAGGTTCAACTTATGTCTACCAATGCCAAAACCATGCCGGTATGGTTGGTAATGTTGTTATTCAGCAGCCTGCTTCTTTTGTTGCAGCTAATGCGGCATTAGCTCTAACTCAAACACAAGCAGCATTTAATAAAGCAAATACAACAAGTAATACAACCATTACTATAACAAGCCTAAAAAGTTTAGCTGCAAACAGTGCAACTTATGCTGATTTTCAAACCGCAATTGCAAATTTATAAACATTTAAAATAAATTATGAAAAAAATGGATGAAAATCTTTCTCAATTATTGGAGATTGAACCATTGGAATCTGCTGGTCAGTTAGTACACACTGACTTAACACCAGATATTGCCGATGATGCTGAGTTTGCTCGGCAGAATATACGTGAGATGATTACCAAAGGTAACTCTGCAATGGACACTTTGATACACGTTGCTAAAGACACTCATCACCCAAGAGCATTCGAGGTTGTGGCCACAATGCTTAAGAATATGTCTGACCTAAATAAAGACCTAATGGAAATTCAAAAACGCAAAAAAGATTTAGCACCAAAATCCATGAGTGATAAATCAATGAATATAGATA